GAACAATTGGCAATTCTGAACAAGTACGCCGAGGAACTTATCAAATCAGAAAAGCCAAAAGTTGACGCGAATATGATTAGCTTTGATCAACAGCAACAACTTAAAAATGTATCGTGAGTGCCTCGCAATTAGCGGAAAGTATTGAAGGATTAATCATCGCCGGGAATGAAGCGTATGCAGCCGCATTGCTTAAAGTTCAAAACAAGCTTTACAATGATCTTGTTACTATTCTGAAACTAATTGAGACAGATGATCAAGGATACATAAAACAGAACGCTGGCAATCGTGCAATTCTTAGAGCTGCACAAGGTCAATTCGATAAAACAATACAAGGTTCAATTTATCAAAGTGCTTTAGAGCAACATCTTCAAGCCATACAGTCTATTGATTCGCTTAACGTTACGTACTTTGAAAGTATTTCAAGTGCTTTTAAACCTAATCGGGTATTCATTCAGCAACTTCAGGCTCAGACTATTGAAACAGTTAATTCTTTGGTATTGCAGGATGGTTTAGCGGCTCAGGTTAAACTTCCATTGAATCAGATTTTAAGCCAAAACATCAACACTGGCGGGAGTTTTTCCGGAATGCTGCAGCAAGTTCAAACCTTTGTCAAAGGTGATAGCACTCTGGATGGACGGCTTTTAAGTTACTCGAAAGGGATAGTTAAAGATTCGCTTTTTCAATACGCCAGGGCTTACCAAAATTCGGTTACGGCTGAATTGATAAGTCCCATAAGGTGATTTAACGGTGCTGTAACCGGTACCTAAGCAATGAGGGCAATCCATTGTATTACTTAACCCCTCTTTACCTGGATACTTTATATGGCCTCCACGGCATTTATACGACTGACCTTCGTAGTTCCAAGTATAATTGCATTCTTCGGCTAACTCGTACTTTTGTGGGTGAAGGTGATTAATGTAAGCACCTAACAAATCAGATTCATGAATTACCACTAAATTCCAATACGGCAAAGCACTTGAAAAGAAAGATTCATAAAGAATATCACCATTATCCAAACACTTAGATTTGCCTCTTAAAAACCACGCGGGTATCTCGTTGAATCCGTGGGTATAAATTTCTTCTTCGTCTACGTTAATAGTTCGATCTGATTCAATATACCATACCTTTAACTCTGCGAATCTATTTTTATCGTAGTAGTAAAAAGTAAAATACTCGATACCATCAACCATTTCCTTTTCATCGAAGATTAGGAAGTAGTCTTTTTCGTAATCCCAAACGTTCACAGATCCGTAAATAACCGAAACAGGGTTAAGCCTTTCAGAGTCATTTTCCGGCATATCTTCCGGTCTTACTGCGATCACTGCATTAGGATCAGCAATCATTTTACGAAGCAAAACCTCTTTATCGAAAGAAGTAATTGAATTGTAGTTCGGATAGTACTGTAAAGTGTAATTCTGAAGCTCCTTAGATTGATCGCTTTGTTCTTTAAAATTGATTGAATACAGAGATGGATTGAATATTTTACCAACAATATCAATCGCTTTATCGGCACCTGATTTTGTTGTTGGCTCATAGTTTTCTAATCTATAAGTCGTAACATCTACGTCTTCACGGGGTCTAGCACGTTCGAGTAAATACAAAGGCTTTTCTCCGTAGATATGCACACACATTTCCTTGCAATGTTGCACAGTTTCTTCGTACATAGAATGCCTGTAACCATCTTTTACAATGGCTTTCAATCGTTCGTAAAACTCCTGATCTCCGTATATCATAGTAAAAAAAGTAAGGGAGAATTAACCCCCTTACGATAAAGTGGTTATAACTGAAGCAGGGAATTGGAACGGTAATGTTTGGGATTACGAAAAGAACTATTTTTTGATTTATGATCGAGAGGAAGTTATAAGCGGGAATACCTACTATTATTTCTATTACTACGACAAAACGCATTACATCGAGTTTAGCGCTTATTTCGTACCAGCTAATTCAAGTATAGTCACTACTGTAATTGATGAGTACAGACACGGTTTTAAAGAGATTCCAGCATGGTTTTTACGTGGTAAGTCTAAAGCTTTAGATAACGGCTCGATAGTTTATGAATCATTCTTTTCAAGTGCTTTGCCTGATTGGAATTTAGCGGTAATTCATAATTCTGATCTTTTAGGGGCGTTCATTACTCACATGCACCCGCAAAAGTATGAGTTAGCAGAAGAGTGTAATTTCAAATGGAAACATGAAGGCATTGAATATAAATGCCGCGGAGGGACCATTAAGTATCCAGGTAAAGGAGAGTTAAGCGAGACAATGGAATGCCCTCATTGCGTAGGTACCGGATATAGCACTGTTAAATCACCTTATGGGACTTATCAATTCAGCCGGTCGAAGCTGGAAGAAGGAACACCTGCAGGTATAATGCCAGTGGGTTACATTTCTATCCCAGTAGACGCTACAAAAATGCTATCGGAACGTTGTGACGCTCTTATGAAGCGCGGAATGTGGGCTATTAACATGGACGTAGAGGATTCAATCGGCGAAAACCAAAGTGGGGTTGCAAAGGTTATCGATCGAAGCGCTCAAATGGATACTTTAGCCGGAATTTCTACGGTTATGTATGACATCCACTTGACGAATCAATTCTATTTTACGAACAAGTACATGTTTGCTATTGAGGCTTCAAGCTTGAATAAAAAGGAAGACAAAAACCTTCCTGAAATCAATAAGCCTACTCAATTCGACATTCTTACTACTTCAGAGTTGATTAACAACTTCGCAGTTGCTTCTAAATCTGGTGTAGATAAAACCTATCTGAAATCCAAAGCAATCGAGATCGCGAATAGAGATTTCAGCACTTCGCCAGATGTTCGTTTGTACCTGGTTACGAGTTTGAGCTTAGACCCTCTTTACGGGTTTGTTCAGGATGAAATCAGTTTAGGCGTTTCAAGTGGGGTAATTAAGAAAACCGATTGGTCTATCCATGATAATTTAAACCCGTTTATCGACAGAGCTATTGAAGAAAACCCTAAATTCTTGGAGCTTAAAAAATCCGAACAATTGGCAATTCTGAACAAGTACGCCGAGGAACTTATCAAATCAGAAAAGCCAAAAGTTGACGCGAATATGATTAGCTTTGATCAACAGCAACAACTTAAAAATGTATCGTGAGTGC